ATCATAATTGGAAAGTTATTCCAGATGCCGAATTTGATTCATTACAATATTCAAGTTTTTACGGAATGGATTTTGGTTTATCTTCTCCAAGTGCAATGGTAGAAATGAAATTCGACGGCGACAAATCTTTTTTTATTAAAGAAATACTATACAAGCCACTTAACCAAATGCAAGGAACTTTATCTACTGAATTAGATAATTTAAAGATTCCTAAACATATTGAAATAATTTGTGATGTCGGAAATGAATTGAATAAAACAGAAATGCAAAAGCTACGAAATGCGGGTTATAATGTTTTACCAGCCATGAAGGGAGCGGGTTCTATATTGTCAGGAATTGAAACGATACAGAAATCAACAATATACTACACAAAGAGTTCAAAGAATATTGAAAACGAATATGATACTTATAGTTGGCGTATTGCTCAAGGTGTACAATTAGACGAGCCAGAGCAAACAGATGACCACTTATTAGACGCTATGAAATACGTTATAAGTTGGTATCGTAGAACAAGATATTTAAGTTAATTTAAAATAAATCTAAATAAAAGTTTGTTTATTAATGTTTTTTGTATATTTGTACTTTGACTAACGTTGTGAAACAGAGGTTTTTTTATTATGATAGAGAAAACATTTAGCCTATTCGGTAGGCAAATATTCAGTAAAATCGAGCGTTCAAGAGATGGTTCAATATGGACTACACTTTTGAGTGGTGACGATTTTATTGATAATCAAAACTACTTACGTGCTTCTTTAGATAATCCAGTTCTAAACGCAATCGTATCTTTAAGAGCTAAGATGTATTCACAAATGCAAATTAGCCACGTTGACGCAAACGGAAAAGAAGTAAAAAACTCAGAAGTTTTAAAATTATTAAAGCAACCTAACTATTTTCAAAGTCAGGAAGATTTCCTATTTCAGCAAATGTGGTTTTTATCAACTTCGGGTAATAACTACGTTTACCAAATTAAACCACTTTCAACAGATTTACCGAAAGCAATTTACAACCTTATACCAAGTGAAATTGATTTCAACAAGGTAAACAAGGTTGATAAATTCGTATTTACAAAAGAACAAATTAAGTCATTTACTGACAAGAAAATAAAATATACTTTAGATGGTAAAGTTTATGATATTAAATTATCTGAAATTATACCGCTTTACGACTTAGCTAACGGAATTACTACTGATAGTTGGTTTGTAGCTCCAAGTAGAGTAAAAGCAATCGAGAAGGTATTACAGAATATTGACGTTAATTTACGTTCTAAGCATAAAAATTTACAATTTAGTGCAAAGTATGTAGGTGTTAATAAATCGACAGGAATGGAGGCTCAAATTCAAACAGCCGACAGAAAAGCAATCGAAACCGTTTTAAACGTTAAAGACGTATTAACAACTAACGCAAGTGTAGAATATAAGCATTTGGTTAGTGATATGAAAAAGCTCTTTTTAGATGAGCAATTTGCTGACGATGCTAACAAATGTCTTTTAGCCTTTGAAATGAATAAGAACGTTTTAAACTACTTTGCAAAAGATAGTACTTTTGAAAATCAAAATCAAGGCGTTATAAATTGGATTCAAAATTCAATACAAGGAAGTGCAGATAATACGATGAATAGTTTAAGTTCTACATTTGGACTTTTAGATAAAGGCGAAAGATTAGTTGCAAGTTATAACCATTTACCAATAATGCAAACTTTGATTAACGATAAAATTAAATCGTTTACAGAGTTTCAAAATGCATTAAAAGTAAGTTTAGAGAATGGAACTATTGACACCGCAACAGCTAAAAAAATGAGTGATAATTTTATTAAAAATTTAGGATTATGAAAGTAGATGAAATTGATAAAATGCTAAGTAAAAAAGATATTAGTCCAGAACTAAAAAAAGCATTAGAACAAAGAAAAAAGATTTTATTAAACGATAAAGTGATTTCAAAATGATAGTATGTAAAGAATTTCCAGATAGAGAGTTCAATTCGCAAGAAGAACTTTTTAAAGCGTTAAAAGAAAATAAACCATCTTTAATAGCTTTAAAGAAATCTACTGAAAAAAGAGCTGATGCTGTTAGTTATATTAATTCAGAAGTTAGTAAATTAAATGCTAATAAAGAAGAAAACGGAACGCAAACAGAAATAGACAAATTGCAAGTTAAAGTAGTTATAAATACAACTAACTTTATTGATAGCCATAACGATTTACATATTAACGGAATTTGGAATAAATCAGTTAGCGACAATGTAAATAAAGGATTTCTACACTTACAAGAGCATGATAGGGATTTTGACAAAGTTATTAGTGATAGTGCTAAAGGATATGTAGAAAGTGTAACATGGAAATCTTTAGGATTACCTTACAATGGTAAAACAGAAGCTTTAATATTTGATAGTGTTATTGAAAAGAAACGTAACGAATTTATGTTTAAACAATACGCTAATGGTTGGGTTAAAAATCATTCTGTCGGTATGCGTTATGTCAAAATCGATTTAGCGATTAATTCAGAAAGTGAATGGGACAAAGATGAAAAAGAATTATGGGATAAATATTATCCAATAGTAGCTAACAAAGAAGTAGCCGACGAAAGAGGTTATTTTTGGGTAGTAAGTGAAGCAAAAGTAATTGAAGGTAGTGCGGTTGTAATGGGTAGTAATTCAGCAACTCCAACGCTATTAGTAGAAAATAAATCAGAAGCCGACATTATCACTTCTGAACAAGAAGAGCCGTCAAGCGACACTCAAAAACAAGAAGAATTATTAAAAGAATTATTAAACAAATTTAAAAATTAAAAAGATGAGTGAAGATTTAATCAAAGAATTGGGTACGAAAATCGACGCAATGAAAAACGAATCAGCTACAAAGGCTGAATTAATCGAGGTAATGTCTAAAATTGCTGACTTACAAGCTAAAGGTAATGATGTTGACGCTTTAAAAGCTAATATTGAAGAAGTAGCTATTAAAGTTTTAGACTTGCAAACTAAAGGGACTGCAAACAACGTTCCTGAATCGTTAGAAACTCTTTTAAAAGAGAAACAAGACGAATTGAAAGCTATGAAAGAGAAATCAGGAGCAAGTGTGCAAATTGCATTAAAAGCGGCTGGTACAATGGCTTTATCTACAAATGTAACAGGACAAGTTCCACAAGCTGAAAGAGAAGCGGGTATTACAAGAATTGTAAGAAGAAACCCTTTTATCTTAGAATTAGTAAACGTTGGGACTATTATGTCAAACGTTTGGGAATGGGTAGAACAGAAAAACGCTGATGGTGGTGCTGGTATGACTGCTGAGGGGACTACTAAATCTTTAGCTGATTTCGATTTAGTTGTAGCTTCTGCTAACGTTAAAAAAGTAACTGCTTACATCAAAGTAACTAAAGAAATGTTAGACGATGTTGCTTTAATGCGTTCTGAAATTGACCAAGAATTAACTGAGTTAATCAACTTAAAAATTGATGACCAATTATTGAATGGTACAGGGTTAACGGTAAATTTATCAGGAATTAACCAAACTGCTACTGCATGGGCAGCTGGTGCTTTTGCTTTAACAATTCCAACTCCTAACGTGTTTGATGTTATTAGAACAGCAATTAACCAAGTTAGAGTTAATTTATTCGAGCCTAATTATATTGTAATGCACCCGACAGACGTTGCTAAAATGGATTTAGCTAAAGCATCTGATGGTCATTATGTATTGCCACCGTTCATTTCTAACGACGGTACAACAGTTAGTGGAATTAGAGTTGTGTCTAATACAGGTGTAACAGTTGATAACTTCTTAGTAGGGGATTTCACTAAATACGGTGTAAGATTCAAAGAGGGATTAACTATTAACGTAGGTTATGAAAATGACGATTTCACTAAAAACTTAGTTACTATTTTAGCTGAGGCTCGTTTAGTAGGTCGTGTTAAATCTAACCACTACGGTGCGTTTGTAAAAGGTGTTATTTCAACTTCAATTACAGCGTTAACAAAACCATAATTAAATGGAAGTTAAGTTATTAAAAGATTGGGTGTCTTATAAAAAAGGCGCTCTAATCCAAATAACTGATAAAGACGTTTTAGATAAAGGTTTTGAAATCGGGTTATTTGAAAAGGAAAAGTCTAAAAAAGAAGTAGAACCAAAAGAAAAGTAAACAATGCCACAAATAGTAAGTAAATCGTATTTTAATAAGCAAAATATCTTATACATTCCTTTAGCGAGTGAAGCACCACTACCAAGTGCAGTTACTTCAACTCCAAACGATGGAACGTATATTGATGCTTTATGTATTGAGATTGAAAAAACTATTTTGGTTAATGCTTTAGGTTTAACAACTTATAACGAACTTCAATTAGCAATAGCGGACGAATTTACAAATCCGCTATATGCTTCTTATGATAAATTGGTAAACGGAGATGAATACGATGATAAAATATGGGTTGGTTTAAAATACGATTTAAGTCTTATTGCAAATGCGGTTTGGATTGAGTATGTAATGCAAAAAAACACTAATTTATCAGCAGTTGGAAATTCGCAAGTAAATCTTGAAAAGGGTACTTTAGTTACTCCGATGTACAAAATCGCTAATGCAAGCGCAAGTTTTATAAAACAATATCAAGGGCAAATTTTAGATGAGCCTATTGTAATTGGTAACTTTATTGATTGGCAAGGATGCGACGATAGTGTAGAAGTTAGTTTATATCGTTATTTAAGCGACAAAAAGACTGATTTTCCTAACGTAGATTTAAACAAATTCAAGTTTTACGAACAATTAAACTCTTTTGGAATATGATAACATTTGAGGAAAGTTTAGGTAAATTAGTTCAATTATTACCGAATGTAACAATCGGAGCAACAGACTACTCAATTAAATATAATTGGGGAACTCAAGAAGTATTGAATAAATACCTAATCACAAACAAAGAAAACTCATATCCTTTAATTTGGCTGATAGTAGGTAGGGATTCAAACGATATTTATAATAAAAATATCAGCAGAAATGCGAGAATCGTTATTGCTACACGTTCAATGAATAAAGAGGAGTTTAACGAGTTCCAATTTCAAACGTATTACAAAGAAATACTTTACCCAATACAAATGAACCTTATTAAGGTTTTAAGACGTAGCGGAATAAGCACTATAATAGACGATGTGTATAATTCAGAGTTTGTACCAAATTATTCGTTTGAAGATAGCGAAGGCGGTTTAGTAGATATTTGGAATGCAATCGTTTTAAATTTAGAAATTTCTTTTGTAACCGATTACCAATGCAGAATAAAACAAGTAAAATTTTAAGTTATGGCAAAGAAAAAAAAGGAAGTGAATGAAATTCCACAACCAACAGCCGAGATTAAAAAACAGTCATTTAAAATATTAAAGGAATTTCAAACAGCCGAAAAGGTTTATAAAGTTGGAGATACTTTTTTACACAATGACAAAAGAGTAATAAATTTTTTAAGAACAAATAAAATCATATAATT